TTTCATTCATTACATATTTATACAGGAATACACGGATTGTATTTATTGAATATTTATTGGTTTATGATTATTATAAAAAAAATGTATAAATATATAATTATACCTACTTTTTCTCAATTGCAAAGTTATACTTTTCTGAATAACATAAATTCGTATACTTATTTACTCAATATTTTTATATCTAGTTATACTTATTCAAAATTAACGGTTTTTGATCCAATCTATTTATTGGATATTACAGGAATTACAATATTGAGTTATTATAGTTATAAATTTCATCATAGTAAATATTTGTTTTTGAAAAACAATTCAGACAAGGTCATAGAATATACAGATAATAATATCTTACATCATTTCTTGAATGATGCATTGTGGATACATATTCGTTCTATTTTATGCATCATTACACATTTTTATTATATTCCAAAAAATTTCTTTTATATTTATTTTTCTGGATTATTTCATATTATAGGTTATATTTCTTTGTTTTCTCATACAACTTATTTAAAAAACAATAAAATACGATTTCTATGTGATAATTCAAACGAAAGTAATAATCGATTATTCTATACTAATTTGTATGTTTCTATTCCTGTTTTATATGATGCTATAATTATTTTGGTTGGTCATTCAAATACTTTATTAAAAGTAGATACTATTTTGATAACCATTTTGATTGGAATGTCATTAACTATGAAACCATTTTATAATGCCAGTCATATTTTATTTCATTTGTTTCTTTTTTTTCAAACATATTTTTTATGTCAATCCAATGTTGCTGTAATTCGTAATTGTTAGGATTATTATACCATTTTCTATATTCATAAAAGATATTTATAAAGCATTTAAATAAAAAATGCTTTATAAATAAAAAAATGATTTATCATTTAACACCTATTGTCGGAACAATTTTGTATCTTTCTTTTCCAAAAAATTTACATTTAAATAAAAATATTTTATTTGTGCTATCCTTATTTCATAATGTTGGATTGGTTGCATTTAGCGGTTGGACATTTCTGTCTTTATTAAATATTATAAAAACGAATGGAATTGTGTTTCAAAAAAATTATTACTTTCAGAATCCTGAATTTGATACCATTATTTACTATTTCTATTTATCTAAATACTATGAATTTATCGATACCTTTTTAGTATCAATGAGTGGAAAAACACCAATTTTTTTACAAAAATATCATCACGTAGGTGCAGTAATATGCTGGCATTTATGTTATTATAATAAATCAGATTTTGTATGGATGCCTACTCTGTTGAATTCTATGGTTCATACAATAATGTATTCTTATTATTTACTAACATCCATAAAAATTCAACAGGTTCGAATTATAAAACCATATATTACTTCTTTACAGTTGGTTCAATTTGCAGTGAATTATGCGAATTTATACTTTTATTATCCTCCAGTGGATACAATTACAAATTATTTTATTATAAATATTTTTGCAATATATGGAATTGGATTGATTTATTTATTTGGAATTTTTTATAAAAAATCTTATTTGGAAAAAGAGAACACTCCTATTCTCCCAAATAAACATCACGATACATAAATGAATCTACTTTGCTTGTAGGGAAAATATTAATTTGAATATCCGTATAATAAGAATCCGGTAAGATAATGGGTTCATTCAATCCATACACATTGAGTTTGTTTTTGATCGCCATCCAAGACATAAAGCTATCAATCTGACAATCAATATTTGTATGATTATCTAGGAATTTCTGTGCACCCTTTTTATTGATTATGTATCCACAAGTTCCCCAAAATGATTTTACTTTAGAATAATCTTTTGTTTCTGTTTTGTACTTGAAAACCTGATTATAACCGATCAAAATCATATCCCAATCATCCGGTGGATTTTTCAATAATTTCGATATTTTTGCATAAGCGGATGTATCAATTTTAATATCGTCTTCTAAAATTATATAAATATCACGTTTGTTATCCGCAACTAATTTTTTATATAAATTCAAATGACTTAAATAACATCCAATTCCACCTTTGGTTAAATGGTAATGTCGTGTTCTATAACCGCGTTTTTTTGTGTCGTAAAACTCACTCAATGCAATTTCTGACAAATAATCTTCTGGTTCCAAATTGGCACCAACCACTGCTGGATATCTATTAATAGGGACAACGGATAAATCAGAGGAATTATAATATCCCATAGATTGATTCAAACGATCCTTGTTTTTATCTAAATTAATAATCCAAGAATGAATTTTATTGGTAGAATTTGTTGAATCAACTAAATCATTCGTATCAAACAAAAAACTAGTATCAAAATTTTCCTTAGTGCTATTATGATTAACCGATAATGACCATAATAAAATAATAATCAAACTAAAAATAATAATAATATGGAACAATTTCATTTATGATATAAAATAAGGTCATTATTTTTTACCATAAATTTTTTATTATGAATAAAAGAATATAAAAAATAAAACCTATTTTAGTATAGGCATTTTTATAATTATGACTTCAATCCGACAATTTACAATCAATGATTTTGATAATATTACGTTTAAAGGAATCCAATATGGATTATCAACCGAAGTAATCAATACGATTCAAGTTTTAGAAAAAATATTAAATACACAACAAGAAACAGTAAATGATTCTTATAAAAAACGCCCGCAACAACAGATAACAACCAATTTCAAACCAAATCGACCTGATCCACAAAAAGACGAAACAGCAATAAAAACAGATTGGAAATCAAGTCGACCCGTTTTCAAAGCAACAAAAGTCTTGGAAAAAACAGAAGGAATCGAGAATGATGTCAATAATATACGTGTTTCATTGAATAAAATTTCTACTAAAAATTATGACGTGCAGCGTGATTTGATATTTGGATATATTGAATCCTTTTTTGATAAAAATGAGAAAAACGAGGAAATATCAGAAGAGGAAAAGGCAAACAATGTGAAAAAAATAACCAATTCTATTTTTGATACTGCCAGTTCGAATAAATTTTATTCTGAATTATATGCAGAATTATATAGAGAACTTATAACCAAATTTGAAATATTTTCAAAAATTCTGGTAGAATTCATAGACCAATTTACAAAAACAATTGACGATATTCATTACGTAAATCCAAAAACCAATTATGATGAATCTTCCGCATATTTAAAGAAAAATGATTTACGTAAAGCGACTACTACATTTGTTGTAAATCTAATGAAAAAGGAAATCATTTCCAAGGATAGTTTGATGAATATTATCGATTGTTTTCAAAAACGTATTTTCCAGTATATTGAAGAGCCGAATCGAGTGAATGAAGTGGAGGAAATAACGGAGAATATTTTTATTTTGGTTTCTCAATCCCATACTTTTTTGTCCAATGAAGAAAAATGGACCAATGAGATTTTTCCCGACGTAGTAAAAATTTCAAAAATGAAAGCCAAAGATTTTCCGAGTATTTCTAATAGAGTTATATTTAAGTATATGGATATTTTGGATGGATTATAATGCCTTCATCTTTTCACAATCATTTTGTTTTTTTGATTTACCAAATAAAAGGTAAATCAAAAAAGAATAAAACGTATAAAAATATATAAAAATTATTATATTATTCATTTAATATATAAGAATGGTTTCATCCAAAATAAACGAAACAATTAATTATCCAGAAACTAAAACCATTGATGATGAAGATAAAGGATATCAATCGCCTTTATATGAATTAGATTTAGAATTAAATGGTGAAAATTTGAATATAGTCATCGTATTGGGAAAGCAAAAATATACATTTAATAAAAAAGGCGTGATATTTTATCCTATCTATGTAGTCGCCAAAGATGGATATCAAATAAAAATAAAATCACAGATTGGAGTATTTGAAATCCAATCGGAACGCGTATTATCTGTTTTAGATGAGGACCAAGACGTGGATTTAACACAATTAGGAGAACCATTGTTATATAGTTTTGTCTCAATGAAATATTTACAAAAGGCAAAATCGATCCCAGAAGAATTCAAACAGATTGAACAAAGATCGCCTACAAAACCGGTTGATTTAGCCGAAGAAAAACAGAACCAAAACAAAGAACCTCAAAAAACCGACTCCGATTCTGATTCAGAAACAGAAGATATATTAAATTTGAAATTACCCAAAAAAACATTATCAAAAGAAAGAGAACATATAAAGGATACTTTGGAAAATGGAATATTTACTGTCAATAAATCGACTCGACAACCAGAAACGCTGAAAGAAGAAACCCACGAAGATGCAACAGAAGAACGCCTCCATTTTAAAGAGTCAGCCTCTAACAAATGGATTACTAATTTTCTCAAAAATAATAATTACGATATTGTAGAAACATCGTCCAATGGTGATTGTTTGTTTGATGTTATACGTTTGGCATTTGAATCGGTCGGTAAATCCACTACTGTTCAAAAATTAAGAGCCCTTGTTGCGAATGAATTGACGGATGAAATCTATAGGGAGAACCGTAATTTATATTTGAGTTTTGAAGGGGAAATCAAAGAATATGAAATGGAAATGAAAGAAATAAAAAAATCCATAGATGAATATGGTCGTAGAATCAAGAAAACAGAAGCTAGAGAAGAGAAACAACATATTTTAGATCAAGTCGAGGTTCTCAAGAAAAAGTATTCAGAAGCCAAAGAGAAAAAGAAAACGACGGAAGATTATCAACAAGAATATATTGGACATATCAAAGAAATCGATTCTCTAGAAAAATACCGAGCTTATATTCAGACATCCAGTTATTGGGCCGATGCTTGGTCTATTTCTACTCTGGAAAATATATTAAATATTAAATTAATGATATTAAACGAAATGGCTTTCCGAGCAAATTCACTGGACAGTGTATTTGAATGTGGAGAACTAAATGCGAATATTCAGACAAAAGGACACTTTACGCCAAATTTCTATATTGTTGCTTCTTATAGTGGAAATCATTATAGATTGATAACCTACAAACGAAAACAAATATTTACATTTAGCGAGGTTCCGTATGATATGAAAATTTTGGCGATTAAAAAATGTTTAGAAAAAAATGCCGGGCCCTATTATTTGATACAAGATTTCCGTAATTTACAATCGAATTTGGGGATTGATCCAGATGAAGCAAATCCAAAAAGAGACGAAGAAGAAATCGGAGAAAATGAATATTATGATTCGGATGTTGTATTTTCATTCAATAACAATTCGATGGATGCTCCTCCCGGAAAAGGCAATAAAGAGCAAATCCCTGGCGATAAAATAACACAATTTATGTATTTGAATAAAATCAAAGATTGGCGCAAAAAATTAGACGATAAATCCACCGCAGCTCCTTTCAAAGTAGACCATCATCGATGGGCATCCGTATATCATTATATGTGTGCTTCTAAATATAAAAAGGGAAATCCCGATTTTTATTTACTGTTCACTTTGGATTCGGGAAATCCAATTTCAGAGAGTATAGATGTAGCCAAACACGCAGTAGAAAGTGGTAAAATGAAGGATAAGATATTGAGACCCAAAAATGTGAAAAAGGATTTGGATTATGAATTAAGAGAAGACGAAGATAGAGAGGAAGCGGTTCGTGCAAAATTTAGCCAAAATCAGGATATGAAAGAGATTTTATTGGGAACCAAACGTGCTTTATTGAAAAAAGCAGTTCACGGAAATCCGTCGACACCAGATTTGATATTGATGAAAATAAGAAAAGAATTAGTATAAAATACTGTGCTTCTCCAATGCTATAAAATGATACCAGAAATATATAATATTATATATAATATATATAATGTTATGAAAGAAGTATCCAAATATTTATGGAAGTTTATAAAAACGAATTTTGATGACAAGGTTCTCCAAAATAGAAAACCGTTTTCAGAAAAAACAAAACATTTTTTGAAACAACTGATTCAACAAGCCAAAGAAGGAGAACAAGAATGGAATCGCGCCAATAATATTCCAATTATGGTTTCATTGGACCAAATCCCAAAAGGGAATAATTATCATTGGATAGAGCCCATTTTTCAACAAATTATTGAAGGTTCTCCTTCCATCTCAAGAAAATATGTTTTTCAAATAAAATCGAGAACCATAACGATCTATTTCGTTTTGCCAGTCTATAAAACCCAATCCATATCAATGAAAAAGGTAGATGCGTATTTTGAAAAAGCATTGAAACGTATATATAGTTGGTTGTTTTTATTGGAAAAATATGCAACCGTTGAATGTTCTCAGAATATGAGTATTTATATTTATTTAACAGAAGAAGCCAAATTTCTACCGACGAATAAAAAAAAGCCAATAGATAAACAACACGCCAATACAGCATTTACGACTTCTTGTAGAAAGGAAACAGAAATCAATATTTTTAGAGAGGAAGAATGGTTCAAGGTTCTCTTACACGAAACATTTCATAATATGGGATTGGATTTTTCAGGGATCCCAGATATATATCACGCTTTTACAAAAGAAAAAATATTGGATATATTTTCGGTAGATTCAGATGTTAATTTGTTTGAGACGTATTGTGAAATATGGGGAGAGACAATGAATGTTTTATTTTATATTTTGTTTTCTGGAGATTTTTTGAAAATAGTGGAGAACCCAGATAAAATCATTGAAAAAATGGAAGAATTAATGAATTATGAAAGAACCTTTTCATTGTTCCAATCAGTAAAGGTTCTCCATCATTTTGGAATGACCTATGAAGATATTACAAATAAAATAAAATGCGACAAAACGAATACAAAGAATTACAAAGAAAAAACGAATGTATTGTCCTATTATATTTTAAAATCTATTGGGATCTCTTTTTTGAATGCATTTATAGAATGGACTATAGATAATAACTCGGGTTCCCTTGATTTTACAAAAACACAAGAAAATTTAGAAAAATACTGCCGTTTCTTTGAAACCTATTATAAAAACACAGAATATTTGGAAAATATGGATAAAATAGAAGTATGGTTCTCCCAAAGATCCAAAAACAATAAAAATACACTGGAAATGAAAACAATGCGAATGGTAGTATTTGATTTTTGATAAAATTGAACAATATCTAGCCAAATAAAATCCATATAATTATACCAAAAAAAATAATTATATGGGAATCAAAAATTTAAACCGATATTTATTAGCACATTGCAGTCAACAATCCATACATAAAATATATTTGAAATCCTTGGCGAATAAAACCGTAGTAATAGATACCAGTATTTATTTGTATAAATTTATAGCAGAAAACACACTGATTGAAAATATGTATCAATTGATAACTATTTTCCATC